ACCTGACCATGGACACTGCATCTCTCTGTCTCCTCCCGCTCTGCACCAACGTCCACGTCCTGAGCATGACGATCAGCACGGACGCGGACTCGTGGGCATGGACGTTCTCTGCCGAGCTGCCGACCACCGAGCTGGCAAAGGTATCCCCGGTCAACGGCGACCCGGCCGAGGTCAGGGCGACCATCAACGGGGTGCAGTGGGAGTTCGTGGTCGAGGAGATCAGCCGCAGCCGCGAGTTCGGCAAGGCTACGCTCTCGATCAGGGGCCGGTCGCGGACAGCGTACCTCGCAGCACCCTACGCGGCGCAGCAGACGTGGAACCCGGCGGTCGACACACTCGCCAACCAGCTCGCGCAGGACGCGCTGCCCTACGGCTACGGGCTCGACTGGACACTCGGGATGGACCCGTTCAACGAGTGGCTGGTGACGGCAGGGGCGTGGTCGTTCGCTGGCACGCCGCTGGAGGCGGTGCTCGACATCGCGAGCGCCGTTGAAGCGGTTGTGCAGTCGCACAAGACGGCCGAGCATCTGATCGTCGGCTCGCGCTACCCGGTAGCCCCGTGGGCGTGGGGCGCGGCGACGCCTGACTACGCCATCCCGCTCGACGTGATCCGGCAGGAGGGGATGGAGTGGACGGAGCGGCCACGGTACAACCGGGTGTTCGTCTCGGGCGAGACGCAGGGGCTCGTCGCTCAGGTCACCAGGGCGCTGTCGGCCGGCGACGTCATTGCCCCGACTGCCGTCCACAAGGCGCTCACCCACCAGTACGCGGCGCATGAGCGCGGGCTGTCGATCCTCGCGAACACCGGCCGGCAGGCGCTCGTCTCGATGGAGACGGCGCTGATCCCGTCGCTCGGGCTGGACGTGATCCTCCCAGGCAAGCTCGTCCAGATTGGCGACACGGGCGAGGGCAACTGGAGAGGCTTGGTTCGCGGCGTCGAGATCGTTGCCGGGCGCCCGAAGGTCACGCAGAAGATCGAGATCGAGCGGCACTACCTGGAGGTCGCGCCGTGAGTCGTGGCGAGATGAATGGGTGGAAGAACTTCCCGACAAAATGGTGGGCTGACCGCCTGAGCGCACCCAAGTGGCGTGATCAGGTCGTGGCCGCTGCTAAGGCCGCCTGGACGCTCGACGGCTTCCGTCAGGCCAATCTGGAGGCGCTGGCGCCGACCGAGGACGGGCTGTACGAGTGGGCAGAGCAGTGGGTCGACTGGCCCGCGCTCTGGCGGCACTTCAAGAATGGCGGCCGGCAGCCTGACACCCGGCCGCAGGCGTTCGGCAAGAAGGAGGTCGCATGAACCTGTGGAAGCGATTCAAGCAGCTCATCCCGGACGACCCGCTGGAGATCGGTCAGATCGAGGCCATCGACACGCTGCGCCAGACGAGCGCGGTGCTGATGCTCGGCGGCGGGAACCTCGTTGCGCGCGGGACGTCGGTCCCGGTCGGTCAATTCGCGTTCGTCAGGGCTGGGGTCATCGAGGGGAAGGCGCCCGACCTCGGCGGCCCCGTAGCCCTGGAGGTCTAGGAGGCGCTCTCGCGCGCCTCGCGGATCAGGCGGGAGAGACAGGCGCCCCTGGTCTCGCCGGCAGCGCCACGGAGCGCGTCGAGGGCGGAGAGCGTGTCGGCGTCGAGGTAGCCGTCGCGGATCACCCGGTCGATGTGCTCGGTGGTGAAGTACCGCTGCGGGCGCTTGCGGACGTGCGCCGGGGCGCGCAGGCGCAGCGTCGAGGCGCGGGTGACGATCGCCGAGTACGTGCGCCGCGGCAGGTACTCGCGCACAGCCTGGTAGCCGCCAGCCACCCAGCGGGTGCGCAGGACCTGGTCCTCCTGCGCGGTCCAGGCAGGACAGGCGCGGCCGCGGAGTTCAGTCATCGCCAAGCGCCTCCCGGACGCGGTGATCCAGGTCTACTAACTGCGAGCTTGGAAGGCAGCAGACCGGGTCCCCAAGGATGAGCGGGCTGCACTCACGCAGCAGCCCGCGCAGCAACCTGATTTCGTCCTCCTGCTCGCGCAGCCAGCGCCGCAGCGCCGCGGTCCTCACTGGCTCCGCCGTCATCAGCGTGTCGTCTGTCATGCTCGCGTGTTCCATTCGGTCACCGCCTGCTCCGCCGTCGTGTTCGGCTCTTTGTCCGACTCGTCCTCCATGAGGTGATTGCTCGGCCCCTGCGCGCCGCACTCGCAACAGACCGCGGCCCAGACGCCGGGTGAGATCTCGGACAGCGCCAGATCAGCGCCGAGCGCCCAGCAGAATGGGCAGGGGCGGAGGTCGGTTACTGTTCTGCCCATGCCTTGTGCTCCCGGATGATGGTCAAGCACGGCGCGCACACCCAGCGCGTCAGGCCTGCGCCGGCCTTCAGCAGCTCGCCGCCGTCGGTGCTCTTGTGCCGGCGGCAGCGGGTGCAGAACTTGCCGATGATCTTCTCCTGCGCGCGGGTGGCGCGGGATTCGGTGGAGAGGTCGTAGTCGGTCATGCTGCCGCCCCTTCGTCCTGCCAGAAGTCCTCGACGACCTGCTTGTCCTCGACCTGGCGCAGCTTGGCGTCCTGCCTGGCGTCCAGCACCTCACCTGTCGCGGTGTCCACGTCCACGGTCTGCGCCGCCTCGCGGATCTGGCGCTGGCGGAACAGCCAGTGCTCGCGCGCGGCCCGGCGATCGCCTTCGGGTAGCTGGCCCGCCAGGTCCGCCACCTTGGCGAGGTCCGTCTCGGTCTGCGCGGCCTTGATGGCCTCGCTGACGGCCGCCAGCGTGGGGGCCGCGGTCTTGGCCTGAACCTTGGCCTTGAGCGCCGCCACGCGGCTCTGTGGCGGCTCGGGCGCCGCCGTCGGCTCGACTCGCTGCGCATCGCCCATGTCGACGATGCGCTCGGCCTCGTCCTGGTCGTAGATGCCGCCGTAGCCGAATGCCAGACGCGCCGCCTGGATCATGGCCTTGTGGCGGAGCATGCGCCGCGGGTGTGACTTCCACGGCCCGGTGTCGCGCCGGCACTCGGTCATGTACTCGGTCACCACCGTCGGGTGACCGCGGTCCTTGCGGTAGATCCGACAGGTGCAGGACTCGGCATCCTGCTCGAACTCCATGCCGTCGAACGCCTCGTGGTTGTTGATGATCCTCGTCCAGCCGTCGACGCCGACCACGGGCACGATGCCGTTCTTGTCGGGGAAGGCATAGATCTCCTTCGTCCAGGGGTTAAGCCCGTACTGGTTGGCGACGACAAGCAACGCCGTCATCTGCGCGTCCGACACCTGGCCCTTGAATGCCGTGGCCTTGAGGGTGTCGAGTAACTCGCGGCCGTCGCCCATCTCGAGCTTGGCGGCGAGCTTGCTGGTGAGGGTGGCAAGTGCAGTGGTCATGCAGCCTCCTTAAGTGCCTTTTGGGACGCGAGCCGAAAGACCCGCGTCGTGGATTCGGTGGTGTACTGCGCGATCAAGTCGGCGTGCTCGGCCTTGAGCCGGGCCTGATCGAGCCGCTTCGCGGTCTGGGTTTTCCAGGTAGCCAACGGGCGGCCGTCGGGGCCGAGCAGCGTGGCGTGATCCGTCAGGACCTTCTTCACGGCCGACTCAAGCGCGTCGATGTCGGCCTCCAGGGTTTTCTGCTGCGCCTTCATCTCCCGCAGCGCGTCGATGGCGCCGACCGTGACAGGGTCCGCCATGACCTGGCCGCCGGTATCCCGCGGCCACCGCTTTGCAATGTCGGCCAGGGTGGTCGGCTCGGGCGGTTGCTGTTTCTCAACGTGGCCCCAGAACTCGGCCATCGCATCGCGCATGGCCATGATCAGGTCGTCGTCGCGCGGGATCTCGTACACCCGGAAGTCGCGGCCGCCGATCAGGACCGCCACGTCGGCGACCTCGCAGCCGGTCACGCACAGGTAATGCTGGACCTGCGCGATGTAGACCTCGGGGATCTGGTCCGTGCCTTCGGGCCCCCACTGGTCGGCCATGTGCGCGCCGGCGGTCTTGCACTCCAGGAGGCGGCGCGTGCGGACCTGGCCGCGGACGCGTGGCCTGTGGCTGCCGTCCCATACCAGGCGGTCGACGTGGCCGATCAGGTAGCCTACGTCCGGGTGGCGCAGCGTGTCGTTGCATCGCTCGACCCTGCGACCGGTGCGGACGTTGTACTCGTCCGCCACCAGGTCCTCGAGCTTGCGGCCCCAGTACGTTGCCGCAGTGTCCTCGGTCGGGTCGGCCTCGCCGACCTTCTCAAGGTACACATCGAGCGGCGTCTTGTACGCCGACAGGCCGAGGATCGCACCGGCATCGCTGCCGCCGATCCCAGTGCGGCGGATGGTGTAGAAGTCGTTCACGCGGCCTCCCGCTCCCTGTTGAGCACGCCCCACAGCTCCGTCTCGATCTCGCCGATCGCCTCGTCAGTCAGCTCGGCGGTGATTTTCGCGCGGCCGACGTACAAGCCCTCGATCTCGATGGCCTCCGGACAACCCGGGTACTGCGCCTCCGGGCCGCGCTCTGGCGGCTCGAACGGCTGGTAGTTGAATTCGACCTGCACGGGCAGCTCGATCCAGACGGTGCGCTCGTGCGTGCTCACTGCGGCGCCTCCTTCAGCAGCTCGGCCGCCGCGCGGTAGATCACCCAGGGCTGGCCCATGCCGATCCGCTCAAAGGCGCCCAGGTACTCGATGTCGACCTTCTGGCCGGCGCGGATGTCGCGGTGCATCTGGTACAGGCCCTCGGACAGGATCGCGGCGATGTCGCGCACCGAGAGCGGCTGGTCCCACCAGGCCGACTCGATGACGCGGTGCACGCGCTGGGCGACGGCCTGCAGGTAGGGCGACGGCTCGTACTCGCCGTCGGCGTCGACCGGCAGCGCGGTGAGGTCCTCGGTATCCGGCTCGAAGTCGACCTCGAGGCCCGGGACGGGTTGTGTGGCGCTCATGCTCGTCTCCTCGGCCGTCCGTCATTGGCGGCCACCTTGGTGATGTCGATCCGGTTGGGTCGGCTGATCTCCCAGCCGCACAGCGCAGCGGCGTTCTCTGCGGCGCGGCGGGCCATCGGCTTCGAGTCGGCGTCGACCGTGATGTCGAACCCGGCCTGCTTCGGCCACCACGCGACGACGCGGTAGCGGTGCATCCGGGGCGCGCCGTCCCGCCTCCGGCCTTTCTTGACGTGCTTCATGCGGCCCCCTGGGGCGGCCGGGGCCAGCGGATCAGCCCGGCGCGGACGGCGGCGTAGACCTTGCCGGCCTTGATGGCGCGGTGCGCGGTGTCGCCGGCCTTGAGCTTGCCGAGGGCGTAGCGGCGCACCTCGGCGACGGCGCGGTCGTGCAGTCCGACCTGACGCGCCCGGGTGGTGACGACGGAGGCCACGGCGAGACGGCGGCGGATGTTGATGAGGTTGTCGGTCCAGACGATGGCCATGTCAGCCCCCGACCAGGTGGATCAGGAAATCGGCGATGGCGTCGGACAGACCGGCCAGGACGAGGCCCAGGCCGGTGGCAATCTCGGCGCGGAACAGGTCAGGCATGGCTCCCTCCGGCTCAAACCGCCCGGGTGGGCGGCCTGGGAGGGAGTAAAGCGCACTGCACACAGAAAGTCAAGCACGCTTCACCCATGAGGCGAACGAAAGTGCCGGCCGGCTTCACCGTTCTACCGCTTCAGGGTGTTGACGTAGATGCCGTGCAGGTAGCGAAGCAGGAGGCCGTTGGCATACAGCCAGATGGCCGCGGCGAAGCCGTACAGGAGCGTCTCGCCGCCCTGGCCGCGCTCGGCGAAGATGGCGGCTGGAATCGTCAGCACGGCCAGGATCACCGCGAAGGCGAACATGATGGTCGTGACGACCAGCACGCCCAGCCCTCGCTCTATCGTCTTGGGCGCCCGGCGCCCGCGACTATCTCGAAAATATCCCAAAAGGGTAGGGCCGGAAATTCCGCGTCGAGTTCTCGGCCTTATGGGCGTCGCCGCCATGAGGTTTCATTAGGGCATGTTCAGCAAGCGGCCAAGAGGGCCCCGAACATGTCAGGAAAGAAAACCTTC